CGACTTAGCTGCATTCCAACAGATGTCCTACCAGATGGGGCTGATCATGCAGATCTTTGGTGGGTTTACCAAGGTCCTGCGGGCAGGTGCATTGCTTAACCCAATGTTCTGGTTGCGTCAGCTTATCCGTGATCCTATCTCTGCCACCCTCACAGGTCAGGCAGGGGTTGTTACGCCGTTCCATTCGGCTAAAGAGTTCCTGACAATCATTACCCGCAACTCAGAGGAAGCAAGAATCCTTGCCTCGCGTGGCGTGATTGGTCAATTCGACAGCACCGTTAGCCTGCAAGAGTTCTTGGGTAACGTGGGCAAAGAGAAGGGCAAAGAACCCGGGGTCATCCAACGCGGTTTACACAGGCTGCTTGAGATCCATGAGGCGTCCGACGCTGCTACCCGCGTGGCTATCTACAAGAAAGCTAAGGCTAAGGCATTGGCAGATGGCATGTCAGAAAGCAGGGCTGTTGACTATGCCGTTATGAAGGCACGTGAGTCAATCAACTTTGCCATCACTGGAAACTCGCAATTCCTCGCAGCCGCCCGCAACATGATTCCGTTCTTGAACGCAACCATTGTTGGTCTGGATACGCTGTACCGCGCAGCAACTGGATACGGTTTAAACCCTGAAGAGAAGGCTAAAGCCCAGCGGATGTTTGCAGCACGTGCCTCGATGCTAGTGGCAATGTCATTCGCCTACGCAGCAATGATGCAGGACGATGATGACTACAAGAAGCTGCCTGACTACATGAAGGATGGCAACTGGCTGTTCCCAACATCTGACAAAGACGGCAAGACCTTTGTTCGGGTACCGGTGCCGTATGAAGTTGGCTACCTGTTCAAGACCATTCCTGAAGTTCTTGTGCGCTACATGTCAGGCACAAGCACAGGCAAGGAAGCGCTTGCATCCCTGAAGGCAGGGTTCATCCAGAACATGCCCACGGGCGGTGTGCCAATCCCACAGTTTGCCAAGCCAACGCTCGAGGTGATATCTAACCATTCCTTCCACACCGGACGCGCCATTGAGGGTGTAGGCGATTCCCTCATGCCTGTGTCTGAGCGTGGACGTAAGGCTAGTGAGTTTGCCAAGATGATGAGCAAGGCAGGGTTGGATAACATCGGAATGTCGCCTGCCAAGATTGATGTCTTCCTCAAGGGAACGTTCGCAGAGATGGGTACGTTCGGTCTAGAGCTTGCAGATTCTTTGATCCTTGCCGGAACAGGTAAAGAAAAGACACCGAAGAACTTCGAGAACATGCCTTTCATGCGTTCTTTCTTGACTGACCCACAGGTAAACAAGGCTATCTCTGATTTCTATGATTTGGAGAAGAACGCAACCGAAACCGCTAACCTGTCTACACGGTACAAGAACGAGGGTCGCGGTGAGGAATTGCAAGCTTTGGTTTCCAATAAGGAAAAGTTAGCTCAGGTTCAGGCTGCTCCGGTCTTGCGTAAGCTTGCCCAAGAGATGACCAAGATCAACAAGGCAATCAATACCATCGACAATAGCAAAGATATCCCGCCGCAAGAACGTCGCGACAGGATAAACGAGCTACAGCGTGTGCTTGCTACTGTTGCTCAGCAGGGGTATCAGGTTGCAGGGATTGCGGGTCTGCCTCGATAATCCTCTGCTTGACCTGTTCGTATAGCTCCCACTCCGTGCCGTACCGCCTTTCGAATTCCTTCTTCCAAGGGTGGCGCGACACGTAGTCGGGGGTGTTCTGCCCTGACCTGTGGTGCAGTGGGCATAAAGGAATGGTATGTAGGTGGCTAACCCTACGATTACCGTTCTGGTGGATGTGATGTATATCAGCAGGTGAGACACCACGCTCCTCGTTTAAACACACAATGCAGCCCATCTGCTGAACTGCATCAAACCATTTCCTTTCACTGATTGTTGACATGTTCCCTCGCTGCCTGCAGCTTGATACGAAACTCCTTGACCAACTGCCGGTAGAAAGACACCTGCTCTAGCGTGTTTTCTGCACAGTCTTCGAACATTGTGTAGGCTTTGTGGTACGAGTATTTCCAGTACTGGATCTGCTCCTTGTCGGTCAAGCCTTTGATGTCATCGATTTCGTTGAAGTTTCTCCAAGGCTCATTCATCATTTGCTCCTGACATTTAGCATGGCATCAGCGACAGCGTAGGCTTCCTGCGCATCCATGTAGTGGGTGTTGTAATGATGGTGAGGGTTTGCGTACATTCCTTGCAGAGCTGCCGCCGCAAAGTAATCACGCAGGGTCATGCCCTCAGTCATGTCTTGCTTGTTGTTCCATGTAGGAAATGCGGGTTGGTTCATTTGTCAGTCTCCTCGATAAGTTTGTCCAAGTAATGTCGTGCCTTCTTTAAATCTTCAAGCCCATGCTTTTCTTTCCATCGCGATACGTACTTGATGATGTTGCCTTCAAGGTATCCAATGTTGTTGCTGATGATGTAATCCCAAGGCTGAATGGCTTTATTCTGGTAGTGGGTGCCGCCTTCTTGCCGGTCATTGGCTTTCAGCCTTTGAATTGAATCACGAATCTGTTGCCTGACACTTTCTTTGCGTTCGGTTTCCATAGCTTGCCTATTTAAAACTTGTTGAAGGGGTGGGTATAAGTTCATAGTGGGTTCCTCATCCATGCTGCTGCTTCATCACACCTAGGGTACTTCGTTGCGTCTGGCTTATCTTCTTGTTTAAACACTTCTCTTTCGCTGGACGTCTTGATCGGCTGCTTCACGTTCTGTCCTTCACCCCATGTGTAAACGCGTAGCCTTGTGCCGCTTTTGTTTCTTGTCCATGCAGATACATGAATCATCCCGCGCCTCAGTAGCTCAGAGATAACTGCATCTACTGTAGCCTTTGGCATTTCCAAATGGTCTGCCAACGCGCTTGCTGTTGTCTTATCCAAAAGCTTTAGCCCCTCTTGGACGCGGATCGGGTTGTTTGCTTTAAGGTTTATGTGCGGCATTCTTTGCTCTCATCACTGCATCGCTGTAGCCAAAACGATAGCCCATCTCAAACGCCTTGCGCAATGTCATGACACCAAGTTGGTCTGCGTGGTCCTCGATGAATTCTTGCGCCTCTCGCTGAGCCACCTGCAGTATCTCAACCTGTTGCTGTTGTTTGTCTAGCAGTTGGAATGCTTCGTCTTCATTCATCTTTTTGACCTTTCTTTCTCTAAAAGATTAACTATCTCTGCTTGACCTACCTTTCCTAAATTAACAATTTTTTTAAAGAACTCAGGAGGGCATAACAACAGTTGGCCTATTGTTTCAATTTCTTCTGCTAACAAAGCGTTTCTTGTTCGATTGCTTAGCTCTGAAAACTCTTTCAAATGTTTGTGATGCTCAGGCAACGCAGACCCCTTCGTCCTAATCATTGATGCTGCAACCTTCCATGCAGTCTCCTCAATCCATGACTGACCCTGAGCAAGTATCTGTTTTTCTAGCTTTGGGTTAGCCAACATGCCCTGCATGGCAAGCCCTGCGTAATGTTCTAGCATGGGTGGTTGTTCTTGCCGGATATAAGGCTACACCCGCCGAAGAGATTCAAGACATGGCAGATAAATCCCATCAAGAGCAGCCTGAGCCGCCTCAAGAGAACCCCGTCATCGTGTCGGGGATCGACAGCGTGACGGTATCGGAGGGCGTGAACAAGAAAACAAATAAGCCCTACAAAAAATTTACCATACATGTTGGGGAAAATAAGCTCTCTACGTTCTCGGAGAGTTTTGCAAAAGAAGCGAAACGCGCAAAGGAGACGGCCCTTGATTGCAGGATTTCTTATAAGCAAAGCACCTACGGGTTAGACCTTGTGAATCTGGAAGTCATCGAAGCCCCGATACAGGAGGAGGAAACGCATTGAACCGTATACCTGATAAAAAAATAACTGAAATAATTTATAAGAGTGGTTTAAAATGTGATAATAATTATTTAGATGAAGGTTTAGTAAAACAATGTAAATGTGATACTAATGAAACTAAATCTGGTATTGTGTTTGACCCATTTATGGGAAGTGGCACAACTGCACAAGTAGCTAAACAATATGGTAGACAATACTTAGGTTGTGAGCTGAACAAAGAATATGAGAAACTACAACAAGAAAGGATAAATAATGGGTAAGGGTTCTGGAAGAAGACCATTGTTAATTTCTGAACAAGAAGCACAAGATAACTGGGATAAGATATTTAAGCTCCAATCCTCTAGGATGGACAATAAGCGTTCCATACTAATCATATTGTGTTAGCGTATAAGCTACGCTTTGCCCAAATGTTTCTTGTGTAGTTCTTTGCTGAAGGTTATGTTTAGCATCATCTGCGTTATGACTGATAACACCTTTTATTTGGTCTTCTGTAAAGTTTGCTGTGTGTCCAAATATACCTTGTAGCGGATGTGGCTGTGGAATGTAATAGTGCATAAGTCTATTATCTTTATCTTTGAATGCGTGTATATCACCTTCCATCTTCATGGTGACAAGCA